TTTATGTCCACGTCTAGCGCATTGCAGACCTTGAACACAGTAGACAGCTTCATATCCTTTGCCGTTCGATAATCCTGAACACGACTCCGGCCAACTCCCATTCTTTCAGCCAGCTCGGTGTTAGACACGTTCTGAGCGGCCTGAGCGATCCGTATGGACCGCCCTACATCAAAATGGTATGTCATCGCTAAAGTCATCCTCTACAAACTGCTTGGCCTGTTTTAACGCCGGCTTCGCAACCGCATCTTTTGGCTTAACGGACAGGCTGAAAAACTTCTTGCCCTGCTTGGATTCTTTTATCCAGCCGGACAGGTAGTGATCAACCCCGCCCACGTCTATCGAGCCCGTGAAGTCTGGGTGCTTCTCAGACTCTTTCTTGTCGTTGCGGAAAAGAACCCCGCGATTAGTGTTATCGTACTCCATAATTACTCTCCTGTTGCAGTTCTAAATTCGGTTGACTTCATTATCGACCGTTCTTCTGTGGTGAAACATCCACCCTTGCTCGGCGCTTTCCAGACACCAATCTTCTCTTCTTCGGTGAGTTCATCCCAAGCCTCTTTGGCCATGACCAAGTCACCGATTTGAATACCCGTTTTAATTGCCTCGATTGAGTCAGCAAGCTGGTCGCACAGCTCTTGGTACTCGTCTTTATGATTGTTGGTTGCGTCAGCATCTTTTGTATCGTCAATGCAGAACAAGCCATTCAGCGCATACTTACGAGCATACGAACTAGCCGCACCAGTAATCTGTGATTCATCCATGCCTTTTTTAGATTCAGGCTCGCGAGCCAAAGCCTTTACCTCTATACCATATCCGCCAACGGAATCGCCTAAACGCGCTGTAGCCTCTACGTAAACGCGCCCGCCGATCTCTCTAATGTCATCGCTAATGGTCAGTACACAGTCGCCCAAAAGAGGCTTTACAGCCTCTAAAATGTCTTCACATGAACGGTAGCGATACCCGCCAAACTTGTTTACCTGTCCCTTCGGAGCCTTGAGTTTCTGCTGAATAACGGCAAGTTTTTGGCTTATATGTAAATTACTCATGTTTTCCCTCTTTAATGTTAAACGCTTCCTCAAGAAGCACTCGGTTTACAGCGCGAAATAGCGCCTCTTTATTCTCATCAATACACGCCTCGAATATGTCACGCATACGCGATTCCATGAGCCTGACAGCTTCCTTGCTATTTTTGGCCGGCAGGTATTCGCCAAGCATTAACTCCCACATGTAGTTCATGTTCTCGCGCGCGTTATCGACCATAATCATAGTCGCGCAGTCATAGCAGTATTTATCGCCATCAATGACCGCCGTACCACATCCATTACACTTCATAACTTGCTCCCTGCATTTCTAGTTCAACATAACCCTCTGCATAACCCGCCAGATAATCTGGATCGCTATCTAGCGGATTTGCGTACATCATTGCATCCTCGTAGCCACACCAGCGTAGCCACTCCGAATACTCAACAGCGTTTAACTCGTCCATGTCTCCCTCCAAAGCCGATTACTCGGCCCCCATGCTTGCTCTACTAATTACTTCGTCCCAAAACTCAGACGCAGGGCCGCAGTACCAGCTAACAACAAAAGACTCTGCCTCACTTGATGTCCAGAGCGTTCCATCCGGAGCATCAACACAAATGTGCTTGTCAGTTGCAGTTATATAGCTGACATCCCAGTCAACCTCTCCGCCGTGTTGCTTGATTACTTTTAGTGCTTGTTGACGTGTAGACATATTTCCCTCCAGAGAATGGCCGCTTATGCGGCCTCAACGTGAACATAATCGTCTAACAAAAACTCTTTAATGTCTTCCATGCAAGCAAAGTAGCTGTGCTTAAAACGAACCAAAAGAGTTTCATCAGCATCAAAGTCGCGGAACACTACTCGATAGTTAAACTTGTCATTGCCGTCCATGATCAACGCTTCAAGGCCGTCAGCATCGTTGCGGTAAGTTGCGATTAGCTCCATCTTGTTTCCCTCTCAGTTAATGGCGCTCCCTGCGCCGACAAGAGAAGTATCTCAAAAAGCAGGACGTGTGTCTACCTTTTTATGAACATTTATAGGGTTTTTTTGAAATTATTTTTGTGGTGTAATGAGATCACTCCAATGGAGTTAATTGCACATACCACACTGGCCCCAGAAATGGGGCTTTTTTATTGACCCGTGCGGATCATTTCGGAGAGTTCGATTGCTCGATTTTTGACTTGGCGCGCCCACTTTGAGTCTAGCATCTCATCGGCGGCTTCGGGGTATCGACCTTCAGCTAGGTAGGCTAGGGTCTTCTTGAATTGCAGGAACCTTGTAAGGCCAAGGTTAAACACCATGTTTACCAGAGCCTCCTGACGTATCGGGTCCAGATCTGGGAACCAGCTCAGGCATTCGAGTTCTTTGTAGCATCGCTCGATATCGTTTTGTAGCAGGTAGTCGATTTCTTTATCTGACAAACCGATCCCGACTTCTGGGTCAAGGCATCTCCCAACGCCAGTTGTGATATAACCGAGATGATCTTCGTATGCCCACCTCGACACGCCCTCGTGGCGTTTTAATTGGTCAATCAGCCGTTTCATTGCTTCAGCATCTTAATACCTTTCTCTGCGCTCCTGCCGACCACGTAGCCGCCCAATCCGATTTTTAGTAAGGCCCAAGCCTCATCACGTAGCGGAGTTGCCAGAAGGCCCAGAGAATCGCCCACAGCCAGTGCTAGGAATGTGAGCATAGTTACCGGTCGCCAAGTTGCAGTAAGCCAGTGCTCAGACCTTGCCTCTGAGTTGACTATGCGAGCTTGGGACTCCATTAAAGATTTTTCGTAATTAAGAGACGCGTCCATTGCCGCCGCTTGAATCTCAAGCAGTTTGGCCTTTTGCTGGAGCCTTTCCTCTTCAGACGTGTGAAGGTTATCTATCAGCTCTGCGGCTGGTTTAAAGATCCCCGCAATCAGATCTATAAAGGTCATAAACCGCCTTTAATCCACAGGCCGACAACGCCCATAACAATGACCGTAATCACGCGCTCAATCCATGCATCCTTTGCTTGCTTTAGCTCGATAGACTGGATGCGCTTCTCGTGGCCCTTTACCTCTTCCTTAATTAGGCTTTGAACCTCGTCGATACGCTTATGGGCGCGGGTAATTGCGTCTGTCAAGTTGACCTGCCTTTGCTCAATACCTGCGAGATTGCGTAACGTTTCAGCAATACTTGTTAGCGCCGACTTCATCTCGTGAATGTCGGAGGCCATCGCCTCCTGCTGAGCCTCAAGCTTTGCTACAGAATGTTCAACGCTCATTACTCTTACCCTTCTTAGCAAGATAGGCCTTGTACGCTCTATTCGCAGAGGCCTTGGATTTATACATCGCCTTGCCCGACCCAATGGCGTACTTTTTGCCTACCTTTTTGACCGGCATTAGACCTGACCCTCTACGATTCTTAGCTTTTTAAAGTCAGGGTCGTTTAGCTTTCTCATAATAAGCCGCCTGCGGCCTTCTTGGTCTTCCCAAGATACGTTTTCTTCTTTCATCCACTGAGCCAGTAAGTGCATCGGTATAGACCCAACGCACCACGACTCTGGGAGTTTTCCGGCGCCGGCTTCACGCAGTAAACGAGTACGCTCTAAGTATGGGTCGTTAGAGTATGTGCTCTTTACGCCAAACTTATTGTCATCAAGCCTTACAAACTGCTCATCAACCTTCATCTGAAACCTTCTTAGGGCGTCCGCGCCTTTTTGGCTTTGCCGGCTCGACAAACGGCTCAAGCCGAGTGCCGCACTTTAAGAATTCCTGTTCGCTCATCTCTACAATATCGCCTCGGCGCTTTATTTCGCCGTCGATGTTCATTGCAGAAATTACTACCTTGTATTTCATAGATCACCTAAGTATTGGGGGGCCGAAGCCCCCCTTTACATTATGACGTAGTGTTGTCAGCAATAATGCCTGAAGCTTTTTCGTTTTTGCAAACGAGAGTAAGCTCAGTCAATACCTGACGGCGAGTTGAGTCGCCAGTCTTAGCAAGAGCACTGTTCTTGGTAGGACGAAGTACACCAACAGCCCACATATCTGACTGCATGATGAATACGTCACGAGAACGGTTCTCGCGAGTAGGCATGAACTCTACGGTGCCCCAAGGGGTTACGTATACGTCCATAGCGTTAACAACAGAGTTGGTTCCGCCAACAGAAGCGCCAATGGTTGAACGCTGGTTGTTCATGCCAACGAAGCCAAGTGCCTTGTTCATCTGGAACGCAGACAAGTAGCAAACGTCAGGCTTGCCGCCCTGCTCCCAAATTGACTGCATTACATCGTCAAACTTAGTTTGAGTGAACGCAGTGGGGGTGCCGTCGTCAGTACGCGCGTTAGTGCCGTCGCCAGTTGGGTTTGCACCGCTGTCGCCAGACTGGAAGTTAACGTTAGTTACCAACCAAGCTGGAGCGCCTGCAAGCTCACGAGCAGTGGTAGAGTTGCCAGCAACGCGAGCGTTGTTGTCGAACAATGCCTTCTCGATATCTAATTTTTGCTCTTTTGCAATTTTTAGTGTTTGGTACGCTATCTCAGCCGCACGGCCAGCCTTCTTCAAGCCTTCGTCAGTGTCAGGAATAGACACAGCGTTCTTGAAGATCTGAGTGTAGTTGCCCAAGCGAGAAGTTGCGCTACGCGCTTCGGCAGTAGTGTCATCGCCTTCAACGTGTGCGTTAGCCGCAGACGAACGAAGGGCATCAGTCTGCCACTCGTGGAACGTGTTGCTTGCCTTTAGTTTCTTACAAGCAGAATAAAATGGAGTTTCCTCTGGAGAAATGTCATAAATAACGTCCTCGAGTGACTCTCGTATGCCGACAGCATCATAGCTGTCAAAAGTGTTGCTTGGTTGTGCCATGGTAAGTTACCTCATTAAGCGTTTAGGATTAGTCCCAGTGCATCATCAATGCTACCGGATTTCTTCAGTCTACTTTTACGTTCTCTGACCGCCTTCACGTTTGAATCAGATCTCTTAGCACCAGCCTTTAAAGGTCGCGTTTTAGGCGCCACCTTGGTCTTCTTGGCCTGTTGTTTACCACTCATCAGCTCTTGGTATTTAATCGCGTCTCGCATTACTCGAAGTGCTCGGTGGTCCATAACCATGCCGATCTCTTCTGGCGAGTAGCCATATACCTCTTGCCCAGCGCGTAGCATTTGTTCTCTCAGTTTAGACGCCTGATCAGGGTCGCTAAACTCGGGAACCGCTACCTTCAACTGCTCCAGCTCGCGTTGCAGAAAGGCCTGCTGGGCCTGTTTCTCTGCATACGTCTGCTGTTGCATTATCTGTTGCAACTGCGCATTTTGCTGTTCAAAGGCCTGCACATCCTCGTCATACTTCATCTTAGCTT